GCTGAAACGAGAACGACAGTCAGCCCGCCCTTCTGACGCCGCCACGATCAAGGAATTGGAGGCCAAGGTCGCGGCCCTCGAAGCCGAGCGGGACCAGTTGAAAGCGGAACTGGATCACGCTGGCCAGATGTTCAACGCGCTCACGACGTGGACCGAGGAGCTGCGCCAAGGCTGGAAGGCCCAACAGGTAGCCGCTGACGCCGCCCTCGCGAGGATCCGTGAAGGCTTTATCGATAGGCTCGGCGACCGCGATCTCTGCGACGCTGATCAGGCGTTCGCGATTCAGTGCTTCGACCAAGCGGCGGCCTTACCAAGTCCCTCGGGAAGGAGTGCGCCAGATCCCGCTCCACCGCCCTACTACCCGGATCAGCCCTGACATCCAGAAACCGTATACCAAGTATCCAGTTCTCGTGTATTCTGCCTATCCAGGTGCCATTAACCCCGAAACAGGCCCGATTCGCTGCGGAATACCTCATCGACCTGAATTCGACCCAGGCCGCGATACGCGCCGGCTACAGCCCCAAGGTCGCTGATCGGGAAGGGTATCGGCTGCTGAGAAAGGCTGAGATCACCGCCCTGGTGAGTGCAGGGAAGGCCAAACAGCTTGAAAAGGCGGACCTTACGGCTACGCGAGTGCTCGAAGAATTGCGCCGCTTGGCCTTCTCGGACGTGCGCTCGCTGTTCGATGCCGCCGGTAATCTGAAGCCCATTCACACGCTGAATCCCGAGGAATCCGCCTGTATTGCGTCCCTTGAGGTGATCATCAAGAACGCCCAGGCCGGGGACGGGCACATGGATACCGTTCACAAGCTCAAGGTGTGGGACAAGACGCGCTCGCTCGAGATGCTGGCGAAGCACTTCGGGCTGCTGGTCGAAAAGCTGGAGCATTCAGGGCAGATCACGCTGCTGCATGAAATCGGCGAGTAGGCGAAATAGTTAGGAAAAATGGCACCCTCTCACCGTATAGAGACTCGTGATCGCCGTGCCTGACCAGCGCATTCAGATCCCCTACCAGCCGCGCACCTTCCAACGGGAAATCGGACAGCTCTGCCGAACGAAACGCTTTGGTGTCCTCGTCTGTCATCGCCGCTTCGGAAAGACGGTCCTCGGCGTGAACATCAACCAACAGACAGCCACGATGGTGCAGAAGCAGCGCCCTCGTGTGGCCTACATCGGACCGACCTACACGCAAGGGAAGACCGTGGCCTGGGATTACATGCAGTTCTACGCCCGTCCGGTGCCTGGCGTGGCGTTCAACCAGTCCGAGCTTCGCGTGGACTACCCGAACGGCGGGCAGGCACGCATCTACGGCGCCGACAATCCAGATGCGCTGAGAGGCATCTACCTCGATCGGGCGACTCTGGACGAATACGGGATGCACCCGTCGAAGACGTTCTCCGAGGTCATTGGACCGACCCTCGTGGACCGTGGCGGCTCGGCGTTGTTCCTCGGGACACCCAACGGCAAGAACCAGTTCTACGACATCGCGCAGCACGCCAAGGCGCGGGAAGCGGCCGGTGATCCCGATTGGTTCTTCCGCGAGTACAAAGCCTCGCAGACTGGCTTACTGGACCCGGCGTACCTCGCCTCGGCCCGCTCCGTGATGACAGCGGATGAATATGCCCAAGAGTTTGAATGCTCGTTCGAAGCCGCGGTCAAAGGCGCCATCTACTCAGCGGAACTTGAAGCGGCTCGTGCTACACGTCGAGTGGCCACGGTTCCTGTTGACCCCGTTCTCCCAGTTGACACGGATTGGGATCTGGGGGTTGGAGATGCCACGGCGATCTGGTTCACCCAGTCACTCCGCAGTGGAGAGATTCGTGTTATCGATTACTACGAAGCCTCGGGCGAAGGGCTCCCGCACTACGCGCACATCCTCCGCTCGAAAGGCTACGTCTACGGCCAGCACTGGGCGCCGTTCGACATCGAAGTCAAGGAGCTCGGCTCGGGGAAATCCCGCCTAGAAGTTGCTCGGAGCCTTGGGATCACGTTCAACATCTGCCCCCAGATCGGCATCGAGGACGGCATCCACGCAGCCCGGATGGTGTTCCCGCGCTGCTGGTTTGATGAGACGAGGTGCAAGGCTGGCCTCGAGGCGTTGCAGCACTATCGCCGGGATTACAACACCAGGCTGAACGAGTTCAAAGCGACGCCCGTGCATGATTGGGCGAGCCACGGAGCCGATGCGTTCCGGTATATGGCCGTCAGGCAGAAGCCGCCGAAGGTGAAGCCGAAACCGTCGTGGGAAACCGGGCAGTACAGCAGTGGGCAGCAGGATCAAGCATGGCTCGCATGAACAGAACAGTGAAATTGGTTCTGGCCGTTGCGTTTGGGTGGGTAGTTACGCTAGCGGCCACCTACGGCGTTGGATTCACGGTTGCCAAGAATCGATCTGGTGCCTACGCATATCCTGCTGACCAGATCGCCCGCCTATCGATTGAGGCAGAAGAGAGAGCGTTGGCCAGACTCAAGCGTCCGCAGATTACGTTGACCGGATACATCATTGATTCGATGTCTCTGGACAACCAGCATCAGTGCCATCTACGCCGTAACACCGAAATTACAGAAGGAACAAAGGCGTTCCGTTTAGCTGAGAACGGAGAAGGGGCGTCATGGCCCGCCTATCGATCGTGGGATGGCTCGTACGTCTGCTACACCGATGGTCGATGGTGGGAGACCGAACCAATCAAGAGCTTCCTTGAGACCAGAACGCAGCCATGAGCGGCATGTTTACCCCCGCCTCCACCTTCGCAGAGGAAGTCGCTCTCGGCTACGTGAAACAGACGATGCAAGCCGTCTGCTCTCACCGTCGGTTCCTCCTGAAAGTCGTGCTCGCTGGCCGGATCCGGTGGATGGAAGTCGCCGCCCGAGAATTCAGAAGACTCGCCGCGGATTCCTCGATCTTCGAGGCGATGTGGCAGTACTTCGTGGCCCGTGCCTACCACAACGGGCAGACGACGGCGCAGCTCAAGGAAGAACTCGGCTTCCTCATGGAACAGGCCGAGCAGATCAAAGCCCTCCAAGCCCAGTACCGGCCGGATGACATCGTGAAGCTCTCCGACGACGGCCATCACCAGGAAATCACCCTCGATTTACAGGGCGCGGCACTCCTGAAGGACTGAATCTGGATATTTGGTATACGCTTCCGGCTGAGATGTGTATACTCACTAATCAATGCGCCTGTTCCTCTACGGTTTCGCGATGGCGACGCTGTTCTGGCCGACCGCGTTGATTCTCCTCGCCGCCTGGTGGGGACGTCCGACACAAACGGGTCGTGTCCACGGCCTTTAGATGTGCTGGGTCTGCTACGGCTTCGGCGTGCTCACCTTCCCGGTCGTACTGTTTCTCGCGATTCTCATTGGTGTGGCGGTGACTGAAATCGACGGCAAAGCCCGCCGTGAACAGTTCCTCCGAGAGCTTGAGTTGGCCAACGAGGACGAATGACGGTCCGAGATTGGGTATTCCTCGGCACGCTGATCATCTTGGGCGTCTTGGTGTACGCCGGGAGTCCGTCAGCGAAACAGGCGCTCCCGCGTTTTGAGGTCGTCCGTACGATGCCGGGACAACCGCTGTTCTTGAGCGGGGATGTCTCGGGCTTCAACTGCGATCAGGGCCAGTGCTACGTGTTGGTGAAGCACGAGTAATGGCGAAGAAAGACGCCCGCCTCGACGAAGCCCTGCGACGATTCAAAGTCGCCGACGAGGCTGATGGGCCACAGCGCGAACGTGAACTCGCGGCCCTGAAGTTCGATGCTGGTGATCAGTGGCCGGAATGGGTGAAACAGACGCGGCAAGGCTCAAAGCCAGGAGCGGCCGACAATATCGGCGCGCGGCCGATGCTGACGATTTCCCAGATCGATCAGCCGGTCCAACAGGTCATCAATCAGTGCAAGAACGCCGACCTTGGCGTCAATATTCGACCGACCGGGGATAGTTCTGTTGAAGATGCGGAGTGGCGTCAGGGTTTAATCCGACACATTCAGGTCCAGTCACGCGCGCAGATTGCTCGCGATTGGGCGTATGAACGCGCCGTCAAAGTGGGTCGCGGCTATTACGAAGTGCGCAAGGTCTACTCAGACGATCCGCGCTATCCGTTTGATCAAGAACTCCGCATCGATCGCATTCTCAATCAGGGCAACGTCCTTCTCGATCCATTCGCGCAGCAGCCGGACTTCTCGGACGGCGATTGGGCGTTCAAATGGACCGACTACCCGATCGATCGGTTTAAGCGAGAGTTCCCGGACGCGAAGATCTCCAGTTACGAGGAGACGGAACTCGAAGCGCAAGCCGAGCAAACGCCAGGATGGATTGGCGGCGACGAGGACGAGCGCACGGTCAGAGTCGCCGAGTATTGGTACGCCAGTTACGATCCGAAACGCGTCCGCCTCTACACCCTTCCAGATCAGTCAGAAGTGCCCGTATGGGATGGCGACGCCGTGCCTCCCGGTGCCGTGCCGACGAAGGACGACGACGGTCATCCAATCGAACGTGTGTCGATGCAGCGCCGCTTGGACTGGTGCAAGATCACGGCGAACGAAATCCTGGAAGAAACGCCGTGGGAAGGCACGATCATCCCGATCATTCCGGTCATTGGGAAGGAATACAACCTCAATGGCGAGAGGAAATGGACCGGGATCGTCGAGCCAGCGATGGACGCGCAGCGGCTGGTGAACTTTACCGCGTCAGGCATCGCTGAGGGCGTCGGTATCGCGCCAAAAGCGCCCTTCATGCTCGATCCAGAGCAGATCGAGGGGTTTGAGTCCTGGTGGAAGTCGTCCAACACACGAAACTTCCCGTACCTCCCGAGACGATCGTTTAACGATCGCGGCGATCCGTATCCCGCGATTGAGCGCATTACCGCCGAACCGCCGATTCAGGCGATGACGCTGCTGTTGCAGCAGGCGACTGGCTTTGTTCAGCAGACTACTCAGACGCCTGCCAGCGCGCTCGGACAACTTGACCCGACGCATCGATCAGGGAAGGCCGTCGAGGCGCTCCAGCGTCAGTCAGAACTCGCCAACAGCAACTATCTCGATAACCTCGCGACGATTTCCATTTCGCTCGAAGGCCGCGTGCTGAACGAGATGGTGGGGCCGACCTATGACCGTCCCGGCCGTGTCGTGCAGATCCTCAACGAAGAAGAGCAGCCGGAATCAGTCATCCTTGGCCAACCCTTCGTGAAAGGCCCGAATGGGCCGATGGCCCCCACCGGAGCCGAGGGTCAGGAACCGAAGATTATCGACCTGACGAAGGGCCAGCACTACGTCGTCGTGGAAGTCGGCAAGAACGCGCCGACGCGCCGGCAGGAGTCGTCCTCGGCGATGGGGCAGTTGATTCCGAGCCTCCCGCCTGAACTCGCCGCGCCATTACTGCCGGATTACATCGAACAGTTGGACTTCCCCGGCGCGAAAAAGATGGCGGCGATCATTCGCAAGGCATTGCCGCCGCAATTCCAGGAGGAAGGGAAGGACGGCGGCCCTAATCCTGAAGTGATGCAGCTCCAGCAGCAAGTCCAGCAGTTGCAGCAGGCGTTGGAAGGGAAATTCGCCGAGGAACAGGCGAAGCAGGCCGCGCAGAGCGATCGAGAACTGAAGAAGGCGCAGATGGACGGCCAGATGGCGATCATGAAGGCCCAGATCGATGCCGAGGCGCGGATCACCATCGCGAAGATCAACGCGCAAGCCTCGCTGACAGAAGCCGAGATCAAGGTCGGGGCTGCGGACGCCGGCCATCAGATCCAGCGGGAAGAAACGCTCATCGGGAACGATCACGAACTGCGGGTGCAGGCGATCGACCACGAGCACGAGCGGGAGATGGCGTCCGTTGAGCACCAGCAGGCGCTGGAGCAGGGCCAGCAGCAGCAGGACAACGCGATCGAACAAGGCGCGATGCAGCACCAGCAGGGGTTAGAGGCGGCAGAGCAGCAGGCCGCGTTACAGCCAGCGGAGGGCGCGTGATTCGTAAAGCCTTCACGGTCTACTACGACTCAGACAGTGGAGAGGCGATCCGCCTAGAAATGGTCGATGTCTTTGAGTCGGAGTCACCACTGATGCGCGCAGACGTCCTGAAAGACGCCGTGTTCATGGTCTCTGGGGCCTACGCTGAGAGCCGATCGGCTGCGTTCGATTTGGGCAGGAAGCGTCGTAACAAAAAGGTTATGCATCACCCAGTATGACAGCCCAAGAAATCGCCACGCGCTATACGACCAGCGCGAAAGGCCAGACACCGGAACGGTTGGAGAAAGCCAAAGCGTTGGCCGCTCGGATGGGCGTGCCGTGGTCGAAAGTGGAAGAGTTGTTACCGAAGGAGAACGCATGAGCACGCTACTCACCGGCACCGTCCTGACCGACGGGAGCCACTACTACGAACTGTTGGGCGATGTCGAAGCCAAACCGCTGACCTCCGAATCCGAGGAATCCCGCCGCGCGCGATCGGTGTTCCCGGTCCAGGAGATCCCCGCCGCCGAGGACTTCCGTCCGACGCATCCCAAGCCCGAGATCGCCCACGGAGACGGCCCGCGCTCGAGCACGTCGGACATTCACGCGAGTAAGTGATGGAACTCCCGCAACACGTCACCGATCTCCTCGAAAGCCTGCAACGGCAGGTCAAGGAACTCCAGGTCCGCGGCGGGCCGACACAGGCGGCGCAGGAAGAGGAAGAACGGCTCAGCGAAATGCGCCGTGACTCGCGGTTTCAGGGACTCGGGAAGCCGATGAAGAACCCCAACGAGCGCGCGGGGCTGAGGTACCCCGGCTTCCGCTTCCACATCAGCGGACGGGAAATCATCGTGCAGAACAAGTCTGAGGAACCGACCGGCGACGGCTGGTACTCCACGATGGCGGATTACCTCGCGGCGAAAGCGGCGATCGATGACAGCGCCGATCTGCCGGGCGAGACGAGCGCGGATGTGATCGCGTTGTCGTCGGCGCCGGAACCGGC